TAGTGTAAAATCTTATTAGTAGGCAGAACTTTTGTTTGGCCTATTTTTTTGTTTTGTTTTATTAAATTCTTTTAATTACGATACAAGGACTTTGTTGAACATCTGTGCAAAGCTTTGAACGCATTGTAGCAAGATTTTCTTTGTACATACTCATCCAGTAAGAAAATTTACTATATTGCGGATTTGCCTTAATTTTCATACAAGTACCGTAAATCAAAAGCGGTTCAACAAACGGTTGAGGTATTAAAGATTCATCGGTTGCAACTTCCAGCCTTGTTTTTTCATTGCCGGCATCATCTTTTACAAAATTATTTGTATAATATATAACATCTACATTCTTAGGTTTATTATATTTTGGTAAAATTAATACATCATTTAACACGCCATATACCGAAGACGAATTACCGTTTGATAATAAAAGCCCTTCAAAATCAGAGGTATAATTTAATTTTTTACCGTCTATACTTAGCGTATGAATTTTTCCGTTTATTGTATTAATTATTTCTGCACAATTCGCAGGTAAAAGCAGTGTCTGCTTTCGCAATAAAAAATTCCAGTTATCAAATGTGCAAATTTCTGCATTTATAATATTCAAAATATTTTTTATTTTTTGGTGGTCATTTTTAACCAATTCTTCAAATTTAGTTACTTTTTTATAATTTAGTTCAACTAAACATTTATTTATTATTTCAAGATAATTCATTTTTACTCCTATTGATACAGGCAGCAAAACATTTGTCTTGCTGCCCTTAAATTACTGCTACTTGATTAGACCTTTTTTAAGTTGGTCCATAATTGCTTTTTCATTTTTTAAAAACTCATCAGTAGTCATTTTACCGATTTGCTCACGAGTAAAAGACAGAGCTTGATTTCCGCCGCTTTGTGTTTTTTGAGCATTTGCTTTTAGACGCTGCTTTGCTTCGGAATTAAATTTTGCCAAACTTTCATCGTGTGCTGCTTTCTTTAAATACCTGTCAATTGCTGATTTTTCTACTTGTTCAACAATTTTTACAATTTTAGAAAGTTCATCTTTATCAAAATTTATATTATCGGATTTTAGATATTTTAACAAATCAGAACGACCTTCTGCCGAGAAAAAATCCGGTTTTTCTTTTTCAAATTCTTCAAAAGCCGTTGTTTTATCACAAACTGTTTTAGATTTTTCATCCAACGTAGAAATTTGTGTATTACTATCAAGTGCCGTCCTGATTATATGGTTCAATAAATTTTGTCCTTGCTGTTGGGTTACTAAACCTGAATTTAAAAGATTTTGAAGTGCATTCAAATTTGCCTTAAAATCATTTCTCATTTTGTGATTTTTTGCTTTTTCTTCAACTTCAGTGTCAAGTTTTTCTTCAATTTGTGCTTTTATATTTAAGTCTTTTTTTTCCAAATCCGCTTCTTTTGAATCGGTTAAAGATGTTGTTTCGTTTATTTCTTCTGACATTTGTTAATCCTCATTATTTAATTGCTTCATGTATTCAACAGCTTTTTCTATTGATTTATCAATAAAATTGCTAAAAATAATCATCAAAAAAGGTTTAAAAACAGGAGGAATAGGCAATTTATTTACAACATAATTTATTGCTAATTGTTTTTTTTCTTTTCCTGAACTTTCTGATAATTTATTTTCGGCATAATTAACTGCCAAATATGCTAAATCTTTTATTGTATTTTTTAAATTTTCAAACATTATTTCTCCTGAAAAATCGACGCAGATTAAATCTGCGTCGGGGGTAGTATGTATAATAACGGGTAGTTAAAATTTTAGCCTTCGCCACCATTTATGGTATCGTTTTCATCTTCACCTAAGGTTTCAGTTGTTTCTGATGAAGTTGAATTTTCAACAGCGGAAGGGTCAGCAACAACCATTTTTGCCAATGCTTTTGGCTGAACTGTTTTTGCTCCGTATAAATATAAACCTCTTACTAAATCTGCAAAAGAATCTTTATCTCTTAAACTTTCGATTTTTGCCAATTGAGAAGCAAAAGTAATTGCATCATTTGTCCCTGCAAGAACATAAAATAAACCTGAAGTTGATGTTAAATTTGTACTTACAAGAACATCCATGCCGGCAATTCTTCCAATTGCACCTTCTCTTATTGTTTCATCTGCAACGTTATGTGCACCAATGAATTCGGTACTTTGCAATAAGTACGATTCAATCGTGGGATTAATAATTACCCAAGGTTTTTTGTTACCTGTCAGTGCATTTGCATTTTTTAATTTCATTGCCAATTCTACAAATTGTGCATAGATTGTTGATTTGTTCAAAACAATTGCTTCTTCTTCACTACCAACAGTATTTGCTTCATCTACGTCTGTATGCATTCCCAACAAGAATGAATCTTGTACTTCTTCAATTGCACGTCTTGCATTTTCAAGATGTGCCAGCATAATATCTTGATTTGCTTGTGCCTGTGCTACGTCATTTATTTTGAATGCAAAGTATTTCTTTTGATCGATTGTCAAATCCATTGATGTTGGCTCTAATTCGCTATAAGATAAATTTTCATTACCTACTGTTGAAATTGTCACATCCGCAGGTGTAATAATTCTTACTTTATCACCTTGATTTTGAATATCACCTTCATAGTTTCTGTTTACACATTGCATCATTACGCAATTTTTTTCCAGAATTGTGTTTAATTTTTTACTCCATATTTCAGGAATAAAAGCAGAATAAGAGTTTTTTTGTTCTGCTGTTTGTGCCGGTGTTGCTGCTGATTGATTTTCTGTCATTTTCTTGTTTCCTTTCTTTTTTTGTACTATTTCTGAAGATTTTACTAATCTTCATTAAAAATTTCTTTAAACTGTATACCTATAATTGCGGCATTATGCTCTATACTGTCGCCTTCAACACAAATTTGGATTGAATAATTTGCTTCAGAAATTTCTGCCTTATAAATACCCTCAGTATCTAAAGCCCATAATGATTCTTGCTCATCAGACCAATTGGAATTCATAAGCATTTCGCTATCATCTTTATACCAGACAAGATTTTCTAAATTATTTGAATATATTTTTTCAATATCATCTCTATTTTCCGCATCAAAATTTTTATACACGGAAAATTTAAAATTATTTTCGTGTGCTTCATCCAGAACAAAATAAAATTCATCTATTGTCTTTCTGATTGTAGGATTACCAAGCCCTAAAAATGGTGATTTCCACATAAACTCTATTGGTTCACCGGCAAAAGTATTATTTACGTCTTCTCTGTATATAAAACCTTTTTTATCTGCTGTAAGAATAAAATTTTTATAATTACAAGCAGATGTAATATTCTGAGGCAAGACTCTTTTATACCAAGCATTATTTACAATGTCATTTATCCATATTGTGTGAAAATACTCATCATTTACATAAGGAATAAAATACCAAACTTGATTTTTTGTATCATAGTTTAAAGCAAAAACTTCCCTTTTACGCAAGAAATCAAAATATTTGAATTCTTCTTTTATATTTTCGGTAATTTCACTGCCAAGTAAAATTTGATTTAATGCTCCAACTTCAAGGGAATATATGCCTGATGAATAAAAGTATTGTCTGTTATTTACGTTTACAACACTTTTTGCCGAATATGCACCTTTATCTGCAAATGGAATTACGCTAAAATCAGTGGGCGATGAACCTGATAAAAGATATACTCTTTTATCTTTGTATATGGCGAGATAATCTTTATACGAACATAATGCGGTTATTTCATCGGTATCAGTATAAAAATTACTTATATATCCTGCATCATTTGCAGTTGAAAAATCATCAAATTTACCTAATGCGGAAAAATAAAGCGAAGCACCTTCTGCCGCCCAAACTCTGCCTTTGTAAATTGCTACAACATTTGCATAAATTGGAGTATTGTCTGATTTATGTAAATTACAATCAACTATGTCATAAGATGAATTATTTTTTATATAAAACATTTCATCAGAATCACTTGATACAATCGTTCCGTTTAAAAAATCCGTAAATACGGGCTTTAAGGAATTTATAGTTTTATTCAGTAAAATAGGATATTCTAAATCTTCATTATAGACATACAAATTACCATTTTCCGTTGCAATTATTAAATTATATTCATTACCGGATTTCATTTCATGAATTACCGTTATGCCTTCTTCTTGTGGCAAATGTGTAAATATAGTATTTCCTTTCTGTCTTATAACCCCTCTGTTTCTATATATTTCTACATTTTTTGAATCTGCCCAAAACAAATTTTTTGTACGCAGCCCAAGCTCTGTCTTTGTTGAGGCCTGATTTATACCTCCGGAAAGACTGTAATAAAAATTTTCCATTGTTTTCTCCTAATTTAATTTTTGAAAATACCATCTGATTTTTGTTCGGATAAAATCGCCTATTGACTCTTTTTCAACCCAAGAATAAGGCGGAAGATAAGTTATATCTATCTTTCCCGCACTGGTTGTTGAAGGATGAGTTATACCAAATTCATAATGAGTTAATACAGTATTTTTAGTAATTTGTATATTAAACTCTTTGCAGAGTTTTGCACATAATTGCATTGCAGCTTCAAATTGCACTTTTGTTATTGGATAAATACCAATATTGTTTTTATCTTTAAAGCCATACATTCCGCAAAGTGAAACTCCAATAGAACCTGTATTACCGCCTCCCGTATGAGCGGCATATTGTCCTTTTAAACAATGCTCGTTTGCTTGAGGCTTAAATGTTCCTTCATAGATTTTGCCTAAATTATCTATCAAATAATGATAACAATTTTTTTCATGAACATTAGGGACAGCACCTCCGGCTGTCCAATGTATGATAATACGCTTCATATTACTTTAACCTTTCATATTGTCTGACATAAATCGCTACTAATTCCAAACGATTTCTTGCTCTAAGTTTATACATCAATCTTTCTATATATGTTTCTACGGTTCTTGGAGATATTTGTAATTTATCCGAAATTTCTTTACAACAAAAACCTTGACAAAGCAGCGTTATAACTGCATTCTCTTGCTTGCTTAACACCATTTATATTTCCTTAATTCCAACTAATACTTATATGCTACACGGTAAATTTAACAGATTTTTTATATATTCACGTTTTTAATATCCGTTTTCAAATAATCCCAATTTCATTGAGCTTAAATTTGAAAAACATTTTTTCTTTTTGCCGTATTCATTATAATTCAAGTAAAATTTACCATAATTTAACAAGTATGAACTGTCATAATCTTTTATTTCGCTAACTATATCCTTTTGATATTTTTCAAAAAATTTTTTTGCTTTTTTATTTATTAATCGATATACAGAAATTTTATTACTATAATCAATTCTCGTAAGCTGCAATATGGTATGTTCACAAACAGGGCAACATTCCAAATAATCTAATTCTTTATATTTGTATTTTTCATCGGATTTTAATTCATAAGTTTTACAACATCTAAATCCGCTGCAACAGTGAATAAATCCCATAAAAATCTCCTTTTGAACACAATATCTCCCTTAATAATTTGAAAAACAACTTTGCCGGCAAGGGCGTGAGCCTTATTCAAATTTACGAAATAATTATACAATTTTTATTTTTGTAATAAGTCCGTATTTTTTCGTACGTAAAAATACGTCCGTAAAATTACGGACATGTTTTATTTATGATAAAATGTAAAAATATAGTATGGAGTATATTAATTATGGATAATATAAATTACGAAAAGTTATCTGACCAAGAAGCCAAAGATTATTTTAATAAAAACTATAATATATCATATTATGATGAAAATTTACCGACTCCTTCTAATGAACTTTTGTTTATGCACTACATTTCATCGGCTATTATTTATGCCGTTGCAATGCTTTTTATTTTGTTTAATCCTTTTTATACAAATAAATTTGCAAATTATGATATAACCGCAATAGTATTAACGGTATACTTAGGATATTTATTTATAGCACCTATTTTTCTTTTCACATTTAAATCAAAAACCGTATATGCTTCACACAGCATAGAAATAATGAACTATATTTTAAAATTAATAAAAAGACAAGGTTTGAAGAAAAATGCAAATTCTGCCGAATTTTTACAATGGCTTACACCTACATATAAACAAAAACAATCCCTAATTTTATATTTTATAAAATTTTTCTTCGGGCCACAACTTTTGTTATGGTCATTCCAGCATTATCAACAAATAATAAGCCAATGGAACAAGCTTATTTATGCGAACCAAATTCTGAAAGGACACAGGTCAGATATATTTTCGTTAATAAATTATCGACAATTAGTTTTCCTTTTATTTGTACAAATTATGTATTTTATTGATTGTTTTACCTACGCAATAGGATATTGCACCGAATTAACAATATTAAGAAACAGAATACGTACGGTTGAATCATCTGCAATCGGATTGTTATTTTGTCTGGCATGTTATCCGCCATTTAGCAGTGCAACAGCATCAATAATAAGATGGGAACATAATGATAGTGTATTTAATATTATAAATAATTCGACATCAATAATTAATTGGATTTGTTATTTTATAGCGGCTCTTTTAATTTTTATATATGTTGCCGCATCCGTAGCATTATTTACTAAAGCAAGTAATTTAACAAATCGTGGTACGGTATCAATATTTCCATATAATATAGTAAGACATCCTGCATACGCAACAAAAATTTCTCTATGGTGGCTGGCATCAATTATCATTCTTAAAAATTTATTATTAAACGGGAAATACGTAATAACAGTACTTTATATACTTGGTGCAATAACATGGACATTTATCTACTACATGCGTGCGATAACAGAAGAACGTCATTTACTGTTAGACCCTGA